GGAGGTTGAGCCATGAGATTATCAGAACTTGTTCTGCTTGCAATATTTCAATGGGTCTATCAGAAGGCGAAAGCTTGTCAAGGTTTAAATATTGCCCGTTCTGCGGCGCAAAAATGGAGTAAGATTTCTGAAAGGATGGAGGTAGACGATTGTTAGAATTAAACAAGATATACTGTATGGATTGCTTGGAAGGAATGAAACTGTTACCTAACGAGTGTATCGATTTAACCGTTACATCACCCCCGTACGACAATCTGCGTACATACAATGGCTGTATTGAACAATGGAGTTTTGAGAAATTTCAAGCAATAGCAAAGGAATTATACCGCATTACCGCTGATGGTGGAGTGGTCGTCTGGATAGTGGCAGATGCAACAATAAAAGGAAGTGAAACAGGCACATCATTTAAGCAAGCATTATATTTTAAAGAAATAGGGTTTAACCTACACGACACGATGATTTGGAATAAGGGTGGGTTTTCTGCTGTCGGTGCTTTAAAAACACGCTATGCACCAGTATTTGAATATATGTTTATTTTAACTAAAGGAAAAATAAAAACTTTTAATCCTATAAAAGATAAACCAAATAAGCATAGCGGTAAATTAATACATAAGACTAAAAGACTTGAAGATGGCAGTATAAAAAAAGGCACACCATATATTTCATCTAAATATGGTCAGCGATATAACATATGGGATATATTCCCGCAAAGACAAAAGGGTAAAGATTGTCATCCTGCTCCTTTCCCAGAGCAATTAGCACAAGACCATATTATAAGTTGGAGTAACGAAGGAGATGTAGTGCTTGACCCATTCATGGGTAGCGGCACAACAGCAGTTGCTTGTATTAAGACCAATCGTAAATACATAGGTTTCGAGCTGTCGGAAGAATACTGCAAGATTGCCGAAAAACGCATACAGAAAGCCCTTGCTGAAAAGGAGGTGAGCGAGTGAAAGTAGACATTACGAAATTGTGTTTACAGACGATTCGGACAACATTTTCAGACCTGACGACATCGGCAAAACCGTGTTCCTTACCCGTAAAGATGCGGAAAAGGCGCTGGGAGGTAGCGGGAAAAGTAAATGAATGATAAATTATTACCATTAAAAAGGAGAATATCATGAAACAAAACTATGTGAACCTGGAAGTGTTCAACAAGCGGAATGGTACCATAGGTACTGTCGTCGGTCAGGACGAAACGATTATCTTAATTAAGTCGGGTGATATTATCAAAGCAGTAACTGAAAATACTTTCTTGAGATGGTACACTATCGTCCCTCAGGATAAGCCTGTTGAAAAAGAGACTATCAAGGAACCTGAAAAGGAAGAAAAGAAAGAGAAAAAGAAGACTGACGGGAAAGATAAATCTCTTCCGGCAGGAGCACCTGGAGTTGGTGAAGAGCTTCGTGATAAGTTCCTCTCTCTTGTTAAGGAACAGGCGAACCAGGATCTTGACATCACATACGACGAGAAGAATCACAGAGACATCGTCAAGTATAACGGTCGGAATGTTTTCGAGTGTACTACAGCAAAGAGACGATTCAATGTTCTCTGTCATCCAAAGTCTTTGACACCTGATAACCTCAAGCGTGCAGATAAAGTGTTCCCGAAAGAGTGGGGATGGTCACTCAGAGCCAAGTTCGTATTCACGGACATTACACAGATTCCGCTTATGAAGACAATCATCGTAGATGGATTGTTCTACAGACAGAAAGAAGAAGAAAATAATGACGCAGAATAATCTGCTATTAAAAACTATTGAAAAGGAGAAATCACTATGCCAAGAATTAGCGTAAATGATTATGAAAATTATCAAACCAGTCTCAACGGAGAATGGTTCTCGTTGAAGAACGACAAAGATGTCGCTCGTGTCCAGTTTATGATGAACACTTTAGATGACCTGGATGTGTTCGCATGTCACAGGGTTAAAATCGGAGACAAAGAAAGGTATGTCGATTGTCTGCGTACATATGACGAACCCATCGACAAGTGTCCGTTCTGTGCAGCAGGAATCCCTGTCAAGCCTGTTCATTTCGTCATCATGTATCAGCACGATGATAACAAGGTCAAGATTTGGGAGAGAGGTAGGAACTTTATCGCCAAACTCCAGAGTCTTTGCAATCGTTATCAGCCTCTTTCAGAGTATGTGTTCGAGATTGAAAGAAACGGCAAAGCTGGCGATATGGCAACACGATATGAAATCTATCCGATGGACCGAGTTGACCCTGTAGACCTCACAGAGATTGAGAAACCCGAACTTCTCGGTGGCGTCATTCTTCAGAAGACTGCAGAAGAGATGGAGGTCTATTTGGATACAGGTAGCTTCCCTGCAATAGAAGACATAGCACTCACAGAGCCGCAACCTATAAGACGCGGTGATCCTGCAGCAAGACGAACTGAAGAGCCTGCTCCTGCACCTCGTGGTGGTGTATCTCGTGGCGGTATATCTCGTAGAGGTGCTCCTGCAGTACACGAAGAGGATCCCGCACCTGCAAGAGGTCCGGCAAGGAGCAGTTGGAGAGGAATGGACAAGGAGGTTTTCTAGATGGCTGGGTTGCTCAAGAGTTTACCTCCACGAGCAACCAGACAGTCTGATTCCGCTATTGTTTCCAAAGCTTCTAGGTCACAGACTGTGCCATCGACAGTAAGAGGCGACGGCAAGGGGATATATGATAGAATATCTACTATCTCCGCCGTCGTCTCTACCAAACTCGGTAAGTACGCAGACCAGTACCTTTTACTCAGAGACGAGGCTTCTGTTGTAGATTATTTCAGAGCCATTCTGGAAAACGGGTTCGGAGCATTAGATACGGAGACAGACTCCCTTGATCCCATTTTGTGTACTCTTGCTGGAGTCTGTCTATATACTCCTGGACAGAAACCTGCCTACATACCGATGCATCATATCAGTTATGTGACGGGAGCGGAGTCAGCAGATCAGGTTGAAGACAGCGTCGTTCGAAAGTGTCTACAGGAATGTGAAGACGCTGGCGTCAAGTGGATTATGCACAATGCCAAGTTTGATATAAGAGTTCTCTTCAACAAACTCAATGTAACGGTCAGTTGCTATTGGGATACTATGCTCGCTGCAAAGTGTCTCAACGAAAATGAATCAGCAGCGTTGAAAGACTTGTATCTAAAGTATTGTAAAACTCAAGACACTGAGGCTCTCACATATGAAAAACTGTTTGAAGGTATTCCATTCACTCAGATTCCTATCTCAGTCGGTTATCTGTATGCAGCAGGTGACGCAATTAAGACTTGGGAACTGTATGAATTCCAGAAGCAGTATCTCAACAGAAAGAACCTACCAGGACCGTTTGAAGTATTCAGAAACATAGAGATGCCTCTTATTCCTATTGTTGCTGATATGGAAAATACCGGTATTACTCTGGATATGGAATTTGCTCAACAGCTTTCGGATAAGTACAATGCTATTCTGAAAGAAAGAGAAGCTAAATTCTACGAAGTGCTTTCGATGTATTCAGAGGAAATTGAAAAGTATAAAGCAAAGAATCCGAACCATAAATTGTCCGACCCTGTTTCCATAAACAGCCCGACGCAAATTGCTATCATCCTCTACGATATACTCGGACTTACCTCTCCTGACCCGAAGAAGCCGAGAGGAACAGGTGAAGATATTTTGCTTGCTCTCAATGTTCCGCTTTCACAAGCAATCTTGGATTACAGAGAGACAGCAAAGCTCTTGTCAACTTATGTGGATAAACTTCCGACAGTAGTTAATCCAAAGACAGGAAGAATCCATTGTACCTTCAATCAGTACGGAGCAGCAACAGGTCGGTTCAGTTCCTCAGACCCGAATATGCAGAACATTCCATCTCACAATAAAGAGATTCGCAGAATGTTTCGCGCCGCAAAAGGTCATGTTCTCATCTCTTGCGACTTTTCCCAGCAGGAACCTCGAATTCTTGCTCATTGTAGTAACGATCAGAATTTGATTGATGCGTACAAAGCAGGAAAAGACATTTACGCCTGGATTGCTTCTTTCATCTATAAAGTACCTTATGACGAATGTAAGGAGTTTCGACCGGATGGTACAACGAACCCAGAAGGTAAAAAACGCAGAGACTCTGTTAAGAGCATCATTTTAGGAATAATGTATGGACGCGGTGCAAAAGCCATCGCAGAGCAATTAAATTGTTCGGCGAAAGAAGCACAGAAAATTATAGACCAGTTCTACGATGCATTCCCTAAGGTTCGTGAGTGGATGGACAAGACAATGGAAAAGGCTCGAAAGACTGGGTATGTGGAAACTGTTTGGGGCCGAAAGAGAAGACTTCCTGACTTACTTCTTGAACCTTATGAGTTCCAGATGATAGACGGACAACCAGCAGAATTCGATCCTCTGTCATTCGACGCACCTGAAGAAGTATCAACAGCCGTTCCGGAGAAGGTCAAAGCAGAGTATATCAAACGACTCGAAAAGGCTTGGTCAATGGAGGATAAACGAGACATTATTTTAGAAGCCAAACAAAGAGGTATCAGCATTAAGGATAACGGAGGAATAATCGCAGACGCAGAGCGTCAGTGTATTAACTCCATTATTCAAGGTTCTTCAGCGGATCTCACGAAGATAGCAATGATTGCTATTGGAAATAGTGAGTATCTGAAGGAGAGAAAATGTAAACTGCTCTTACAAGTACATGATGAAGTTATAGCAGAGTGTCCTGAGGAATATGCAAAGGAATGTGCAGATGAACTGTCGAAATTGATGGTAGAAGCTGCAAAGGAGAAGATATCAGTTCCAATGAAATGTGACGCCGCTGTGTCAAGGGTGTGGTACGGAGAGGCGGTTAGTTTATAATTCGGATTAAATTATTTCAGGGGGATAAAAATGTCGCTATTAACCAAGATGCAAGATATAGATGTTTCCCATGAAACAGATACGTCATGGGTAGAAGGAGCAATAAAAAAATTTCCACCATCTAACAAGTTTCATCTTTATTTTGCAGGCAGTCACAGTAAGATATCATCTCGAGCTCTTGCTTGTGGCGGTGCTCACAGATTATGTTCACAGTTATTAGACAGAAAAATTATAAGTGAGTGGATTGCCAGTATAAAGGAAGGAGAAACGCAAGGAAGGTTAATGATAGACTCCGGAGCTCATACTGCATTCTACACGGGTGAAGACATTGATGTCGATGAATATGTGGAATATTTAAACACAATTGATGAATATGTGGATTTGTATGTGCAGGCTGACAAGGTACCTGGCTCAGCTAAAGAAGGGAGAGTATTACAGGACTTTGAGGATGCTCCTAAGCGTAACTGGGAAAACTATTTATATATGAGAGAAAAAGTAAAAAGTCCTGAAAAGCTAATGCCTGTTTTCCATATAGGAGAAGACTATAAATGGTTATCAAATATGTTAGAGTGGAAAGGGCCTAATGGTGAGCGAGTAGGGTATATAGGAATAGCTCCTCGTCAGGAAGACCCGTGGCCCCATAAAATTAAATTTATCGATAGGTGTTTTGACGTGATAAAAAAGAGTTCTAATCCGAATGTAAAAACCCATGCACTTGGAATGACTAAACTATCCGTATTAGAGTCGTACCCTTTCACAAGTGCAGATAGCACTTCTTGGATAAGGACTGCTGCAATGGGTTCTATAATGACACCTATAGGCACAGTTGTCATCAGTAGTAAGGCATCTCCTACATCTAAGCATTATTTAGCACTACCTAAAGAAGGGAGGAAAGTAATTGATGAATATGCTGGTAAGTTCGGGCTAACCCCGGAAATTTTGATGGAAGACTATAATGCAAGAGCAGTTTTGAATATCTACTATCTATTAGAATGGGCAAGAAATTATAAGTACTCGCCAAGTTCCGTCAAAATTAAGAAACTATTCTAAAAATGGGTTCGTATTCCTTTGATTATCCCCTAAAACTAACAAGGAGAGAATAGTATGTTTGAAAAATTTAATAGAGGTGAATGGTCAGATGTATAAAGGCAGAGTATTAGTCACCGGAACATCTCGCGGTATTGGAAGAGAGACTGCACTTTTATTTGTTAGAAATGGATTTGAAGTTATTGGCATTGACAGAGAAGAATCTTCAATTGATATACCAGGCTACTTCCATCTGGTTAGAGACATTAGAGATAAAGACAAGTTACCTTCCATAAATGGAATCACGTATATAGTGAATAACGCAGGTGTATTATATGATTATGAAAAACCTATGGAAAATAATTTATATGGAGCTTTCAACATAGAGGATGTATATGTTAAACCTAATTTAGGAAACTTGTCGTCCATTGTGAATATAAGTAGTACAACAGCACTCAACGGGCATGGTGAGCGAGAATACACCTGTAGCAAAGGTGCATTAATCAGTTATACAGTTTATCTTGCAAATAATCTTGCTCCTTATGGAGTAAGGGTTAATTGTGTAATTCCCGGAGCATGTGAAACTGAGATGAATAAACTCTATATAGATGACCCTGAAGTGTATAGACAGGTAGGAGAACAGAATTTAATAGGAAGATGGGGAAGGCCAGAAGAAAATGCTAGAGCAATATACTTCTTAAGTGTTGACGCCACATTTACAACAGGCGAGACCCTTCTCGTAGATGGGGGTGAGTTAATTAGAAATTGGTATATTAGAAGTAAAGGTGAAAAACGTCCTTATGATAATATAATTCAAATTTAATCGTTAGGTAGAGAGTTTTGTAACCCTTTGAAATCCTCTCTTAAAATAGAAATAAAAAGGAAGAATCAAGATGAACAAGGTATTAGGTAAGGTAAGAAAAGAATGGGAAGACACTGTGTTGCTCTTGAGGAGTGTTCCATCAATGCTCATGGTGTTTTTCTGCGTGTCAGTAATTCTGATGAATTTGCTGGCGAACAAGGAATTAAGCACAGGTATTGAGTGGCTGGCATTGGATTGTGGAATCACAGTGTCCTGGCTCAGCTTCCTCTCTATGGATATGCTTACAAAGAGATTTGGGCCAAAGGCAGCCATTAAGTTGTCGCTGATAGCATTAGGTGTCAATCTTTTCGTATGTGGTATTCTGAAAATTGTATCAATAGCTCCGGGTAATTGGGGAGAGTTTTATACATTCGGTGAGGAGTCCATCAATTTAGCACTGAACAATACATTCGGCGGAACCTGGTATGTGTTATTCGGAAGTACAGTAGCTTTCGTCGTATCTTCTATCGTCAATGCTATTCTAAATTATGGAATTGGCAAGATGATTAAGAAGAAAGACTTCAAGGAATTTGCAGCTCGGTCGTACATATCCACAATGACTGCACAATTTGTGGATAACTTGGTTTTCGCTCTCATTGTCAGTGTTACATTCTTCGGTTGGAATATGGTTCAGGTAATCACTTGTTCCTTCACCGGGTGTCTTGTGGAACTGTTATGTGAGGTCATTTTCAGCCCGATTGGATACAAGGTATGCAAGAGATGGGAAGATGAAAATGTTGGTGCAGCGTACATTGAAGGAAAGGAGACAAAATGGTAGAGGTTATCGGTATCGTGGCATCCGTGATGATAGTAGTATCGTTCTTCGTGAACGGTGAGAAGACAATAAGAGCAGTCAACATGGTAGGCTCTGCAGTCTTCATCATATACGGAGTGTTGATTGGCTCATTCAGTGTAATCTTTCTAAATTCAGCGAGTATTATTGTTAATACTATAAAAATCTATAAAATCAATAAGGAGAGAAAATCTAATGAAGAAGATGAAAATCGCAACTGAGAAATTCCAGGATATGGTAGCTCGTGCGTCGAAAGGGGCTTCGGAGAACAAACTTCTTCCGATTACAAGCCTTATAGCCTTCGAACTTAAAGACAACGTGCTGACGTTGACTACGACAGACACAGCAAACACGCTTAAGGTGATTTCCGACAAGGTTGAGGGCGACGATATGTACGCCGTGGTTTCGGTGGATTTGTTCAGTAAACTCATCTCAAAGCTCACTTCGGAATCCGTCACCATTAAGCTCACGGACAGCAGCCTTGAGGTGAAGGGTGATGGTACATATAATATTCCTCTCGCCATGGACGAGGATGGACTTGTTCAGTTTCCTGAATATAAGTTCGAGAAGAAGGGTGACCCGGAAGTTATCAACTTGACTTCCATCAAGAACATTCTCAACATCAACAAGGCTGCCATAGCAAAGACTATCGACACTCCTTGCTTGTGTGGATACTATATCGGTGAGCGTGTCATCACCACTGACGAGCAGGTAATCTGCTTTAATGATTTGCAACTTCTGAAAGAAGATGTTCTTATCTCTCCTGAAATGATGGAACTGCTCAGCCTTAACACGGAGGAGAAAATCAACTGCTATTACAATGATGGATACTTCCTGTTTGAAACTCCGAACGTCGTTTTGTATGGTCCAGAACATGACGGTAAGGATCTGTTCCCTGTGGAAGAGATTATGGGCTATCTTGACGAAGAGTTCCGTTCGATGTGTAAGCTTCCAAAGACTCTTCTTCAGAATGTTATCGATCGTTTGTCTTTGTTCATCGAGCCTTATGACAAGAACGGTGCATACTTCACCTTTACGAAAGAGGGTATAAAGGTAACCAGCAAGAAGTCCTCCAGCGTAGAGCTGATTGCTTATCAGGAAAGCAAGGACTTTGCTCCGTTCATTTGCTGCGTAGACATTCCTCTGTTGAAAGCTCAGATTGATGCCATTCCGGAGGATACCATTGAACTTTGGTACGGCCACGACTCTGCAATTAAGATAACCAGTGGAAAGGTTACGCAGGTTATCGCATTGCTTGAGGACGATAATCTAGAGGGAAATAGCGGCAATGACGAGGCGTAAACTTTCAAAGCTGATTGAGCAGTCCGTCAACGCTCAGCCTGTTAATAAGGCATTCTTGACGGACCTCATGTCAGCCATTGAGATGAGAGACTTGAAATACAGATGCAAACCTTCTCAGTATTATAAACCATCTTCGTTTGTATGTCTGAGGCAGATGTATTTCATGAGAGTCGGAGAAGAGCCGGATAATTTTAGAACTGAGTATACTGCAATCGGAATGGCTGATACTGGTACCAGACGACACGAAGCTATTCAGGAAGTCCTATTGGAAATGGACGAAATGGGATATGACTGGAAGTATGTGGATATCGAAGAGTATCTGAAAGAAAAGTGGGCAGAGCAGAAATGCTTAACCATTAAGGTCAGAGGTAAGAAGGGTGTAGAAACTCAATTGTTCGATGAAGCACTCCAGATTTCATTCATGTGCGACGGTATTATTCAGAGGAAGTCCACTGGACAGTATTATCTGTTCGAGTTCAAGAATCAGACGTCCTTCAAGTTCAATGGCAAGGAAAAGGTCGACGACGAGCATATTGCCCAGGTTTCCTGCTATTGTATGGCACTTGATCTGGACCAGGCACTTGTAGTCTACGAGAATAGAGATGTGTGTACTCTTGAATGTCCTGAGGTTCTTACAGTAACAGAAGAGATGAAGTGGGCGTGTGCTTCTAAAATCTTCGAGTGCGAAAGTTATGTGGAGAAAATGATTCCACCTCCACCGCACGACACAAATAAACCATGCAGGTGGTGCTCTTATCAAATCGCTTGCAAGAAAGCGGGGAGATAATATGGAAATACTTATTAAGAGTGTTCAGACAATCATGGAAGAGGAGTATCACAGAGCTGCACAAAAGTTCGGTTCTGTAAACAATTCAGACCATGAAAGTTTCGCTGTTCTCTTGGAAGAGTTGCAGGAAGCATTAGATGAAGTCAAGAACACTCATGGATCAATTGATCAATTCTGGCAGATGGTCAAGAGTAGAGAAGCGAGAGACCAGGATAAGCAGAATGTTCTCACAGCCGTTGAAAATTCTGCTATCTTCGCAGCTTGTGAATTTATTCAGGTAGCTGCAATGGCATATAAGGCTAAACAAATTATTCAGGAAAGGTTGAGAAAATGATAGCAATAGGTATTGATCCAGGAAAATCTGGTGCATTGGCTGTAATGTACCTAGATGAAGACAGAAGTATTATTCGCATTAAGCTCGTACCTTTTGAGGAACAAGCATACAGAGACACTCTTCTTTGTTGCCAGGACGAGAAGGTGGTTTGCTTGGTTGAGAAGGTAAGTGCTATGCCTGGCCAGGGTGTTGTATCAATGTTCAACTTTGGGCGGAATCTCGGGCTGATAGAAGGTATGCTCATGGCGTTAAATATACCTTATCAGCTTGTTCCCCCACAAACCTGGAAGAAAGAATTTAGCTTGTCGAGTGATAAGCAAACGTCCATCGATGTATGCAAGAGGTTGTTTCCTAATATCAGCCTTCTTGCTACACCGAGAAGCAGAAAAGAAAGTGACGGTCTCGCAGAAGCATTGTTGATGGCTGAGTATGCAAGGAGGCGAATGTAATGGCAGATAATATATCAGCTTTATCTCATGAAATTGATAAAGAAAAGATAGCAAAAGTTGTCGAACGAGTTGATCTCCTGAGTAGAGAAGTTACCGAAATGGTAGACAAGATTGTCAGAGAGGCTTGCGCAGACCTTGACGATTATATGCAAGGTATCGACGAGATTCTCACAAATCAGAAGAACCCTGTGACAGATGCTCAGCTGGACGACTTTGCCTTAAACCTCTCCTCTCTACTGTACTTCGTTTCAGAAGCTCAGGAAAATCTCGGAATCAAAGAAGATGTTTCAAGAGCTGTTCAGAAAGAGATTTACAACAGAGTCAGAGAAAAGGC